AAAACATCTCCACCATTACACGGGAGAAAATCCGTAATCTCACAATTTACACTCGTATTATCTTGTAATACTCCGGTCTGCGTAAGGTATTGCCCAATTAATTCTGACTTACTTACTCTGCCGACAAACTCTAAATCTAATTTATATCTCTTCCAAGTTCCACTCCAATATAAAATCGTAAGTCCTTGCTGAACCTCCAATTCGGAAAAATTCGTGTATGTTCCTTTCGCCATTGCTAAATAAAACACATTCCCATCAGGTGTACCGGGGTTTGTAGTAGGTGTAGCAATACCAGCATATTGCATATTAGCACCTAAATTAGAAACAATCGTATTCAGGGTATTCTGCAATATTTGTCCGGTAATCTCATTATTGCTATTGGTCTTGATAACCTTAGCAATAGCCGCTTTTAATTCACTCCAATTTGCCATAATTACTCGCTTTTAAAATCATTATTAAAATCATTGCTAAATACTGCTGCGCCATTCTCCACAAAGCACAACTCCGAAAAACCTTCCTCTCCGCTTAACGTCAGGTTGTAATTTCCGTCAAACGTAGTCAGATAACATTGTACCATATCATCTGCAATCTCGATATGATTGAAGTGCAGGGTAACACCTTTATCGTGTACGATAACTGACGCTTCCTCATTACCTTTCAGTGCATCTACAATAGCATTAATTTCGCTCGGCTCATCAGTAACTTTGTAGATACTCTTTCCGTCCTCGCCCTCTTGCTTGTCGCCTATATGCACAACGCACGGGACGTGGTTCGCCAACTCCGCAGCCAGCACAGCCGCAGCAGTAGAACTTGCGCTGCCTTGCTGGCGCAAGTTCTTGTCGATAAACTCCATTAATTCTTTCCTTGTCATACCTTCTCAATTTTATAATCGTCATTAAAGTCGTCATTGAAATCTCCCTTAGTAGTGGATAGAATACCACGACCAATCTTTTTAACTACCGTACTCGTCTCAAACTCTGCATCAACTCCGGCAAGGTCGCCTTGGTCCTCCCACGAAGGGGTAATCAAGAAACTATCCGCTGTATACTTCTCGCCCTTATTGGTAATCTCCACATGGTCTGCCATCCTAATCAATCGCATCGCATCGAGAAGGTATTCCGGAGCAACGAAGTTGAACTTATACACCTTCTCGGAAATCTGCTTAGCCGGAAAAAAATACCCGTCTCTGTCCTCGCCTTCTTCCTCGAAGTTATAATCAGGTCGAGCCAACTGCGAGCAAAGGTAGATGCGATTTTTGAACGAGGGATTTTTGTACACGATTGCGCCCTCATCGAAAATCAGGTTTTCTTCATCCCACCACTCAATCTTTAGGTATTCGTCCACGTGCTGGACGATGGTAAACATCTCGGAGTAATACGTGGTCTTATTATCATACACAGATAGGTAATAAGTTCCATTTCGCATATCCGCAGCCATTGGAAGTATCGCAGGGAACACGATTATTCCGAGCCCTTGGTCTTTCAGGGCTACGTGTTGCAAGCCTGCCTCTTTCATTGCAGTCGTCAGGCTCTTAACGTATTTCCCATTCTTATCCCACAAACCCACATCAATGAAGGTCGGGGTGTTCGTTCTCGGGGTCATTATCTGAAATGGCAGCAAGTAATTCGCTTGCGCTATCAAAGGATAAATATGCCCAAAAGCATAATCTTTACGATGGTTCTGCTTTTGCAGACTATCATAAAACGGCAACGCAGATAAATTATTGTTCGGTATCATACTTTAATGTTATTTCGTTCAACCTCGTGGACAAATTTACGGTTATTTTTTCTATTTCTCCTTCTCCAAGTGAAGTTTTTACTAACTTTCTTGTATCAAGTTCCTCTAACGTAGGATATTTAATCGTTTGCTTACGCTGTCTGCTCGTTTGGAATAACGTCCTACTTGCATTATTAATCACTACTTGTTTCGCGGGCAAATCGCTTATATAAAAGTTTGGTTGCAGCATAACCCACGATAGATAACCATTCTGCAAGCGCAACGTTGCCCCATCAATCTTTCTTTCGACAATCGGGAGTTCGTATTGGCTGTTTTTCAGAACTGCGGCAAATAGGGCGAACCCGTCCTCACTGATAGCGGAAGGATTTAACATCATGTAATCTATATCCGTGGTAAACTGCGAAATACTAATATCCTCAATCTGCCCCTCTGTCACGTACACGGAATCTATTTCTATCGGGTACCCGTCAAAGCCCTCCGTAACTTCATCCATCCAACTAAATTCGTAACGCTCCGGCATGTTCTCCTTATCGAACTCGTAACTGCTCGTCTTATATCCCCAAGGTTTTCCGTTGCGCACATTCTTTAGCGTAGTCAGATCCGAGCCGACAACCTTCTCCCGGTACGAGCCCCCATTACGGAACCATGATATGTGCTCTATCTTAAGTTTGCCATCCTCGATATACCAATAACACCGGAATACATCACGCAGCATTTTTAGGATGGTGTTCAGGGTCGTTTCTGCTTTCTGCGCAGGCTGGTCGTAATTTCCATGCAGCACATTACTTTTAGGACTTATCAGCAAAGTAAAAGCCTGATACGATACTGGGTTATACGACCCGTAAAGGAACTGACTATACTCCGTGGTCGCCTCGTGCTTTACATCAGAAAACTGCTCCAGCAATACACTGATAACACTCGACAACGGGAACGCATCTCGTAACTCGAAATCACTTCGCCCTGCCGTCTCCGTGGTCTTGTCGTAATTCTCGTCAAAGTTGAACCACACAGACATATAATCCCAACTACTTCTCGCTACGGGGAAATACTTAGAGGTGCCTTCGGGCTGCGCATAGTAAAGCCCATCAGGACGCACCCCCCATTCATTTACTTCGGTCGTGCCCTTTTGACTGACGGATATTACATCGAAGTTATATCCGATACACCTCTTGTAATTTCTGTTATCCTCGACTATATCAGAAGTCGGAAGTAAATAGGTGTTCAGCCCAAGAATCGTTTCCGTATCGAGCAGGTACCGCCCGTATATCGCAATCTCGCTAACATCAGCAAGTATCTCATTATCCCCGTCCGTCCATTTGAATTTAATTTGCCCGGTCGGAATATCCTTGAATTTTCCATCCTTCTTTGTCGTCTCGCGGCTCTGACTGTACGTATAATATATCTTAGAAGTGTCCCACGATGCGGTAAGGTGGAACCCGTTTCGATACTCCCATCTTTCAGTGTCCGCAGTCGATACATCATTTATTTCCTCAAAGTAGAAAAGCCTATACACAGCATTATCCGAACTAAATTCCTCATCCGCCACCTGCTGCCCTACATAAACACCTCCGTAGCCATAATCTGATATACTGACTTGTAGAAGGGTTTTTATGTGTGCGAAATGGTACATACTCGTCAGGTCGTCTACGTCGTCCACCTCTTCCGCATCCTGCTCCCAATACGTGCCGCCCAAGAAACAACTCACGACACTTTGTCCCGGTTGGTAAATCTGAATCAGGGGTCGCTTTTTGATAGTCAATCTCGTAATTTCCGGTGCCAACTTAATCAAGTTGTACTCCTTATCCAGCCCTGCGATAACATCATTATACGCATCATATACATCGGGCTGCACCTCGCAGTATTGGTCGTCCACGTTCCACGTGCAGTCGGTTTTGTAGAATCGACCTTTTGCGAACTCTTTCCACGTCTGCCCGTAGTCCGTACTCTCTTCAACCAGCAATATAAATGCTGTTTCAAAATCCTGCTCATCAAGCCACGTATAATCATCCCTTACGAACTTCAACTTTCCCGAAAGGCTCTCACGGAAAAACCGCTGCGAACTTTCCAAGGCATATTGTTTCGTCAGGTCTTTATATATAGGGTTCATTGTGCGCCCATTTATACTGAATCTATATTTTACGTCCATACAATAGTTATTTTAGATTAATTTCCCGTTTAAAGCGTTTTCTCTCGCGGAAGGTATAAGTTATCCAACCGCAAGAGAAAATCGCTTATTCCGTCTTATTTAGCCGTACACTCGTCTTAGATTTCTATACGTCTCTATCATCCTCCCTTGCCCATCGAGAATGTATCTACGTTTGCCCTGCTCCTTAATATCGCGTACATCTTTCTCCAGCCTGCGGCTGTCAAAGGTCAAACCGCTCACGTTGATAGCCAACCCATCACTGCCGAACGCATTAATGTACTTCTTTTCAAACGTGCCATCATTCAAACTCTTGATAATCCCCGGAAGGGTCTTTCTGTACTTACGTGTATTGCGTTTGTTGATAATCGCAAAAGCCTCTCCGCCTTCCGCTCTTCTCGGGCTCCCATCAGGCATCGTGCCCATATCCACATCATTGCCACTCTGATGCGAACCACCTTCAAGGACTTCCATACCGCCCTCGCCATATTCCGTTGAAGTTGTCACTTCCTTAGCCTTTATCTTGGCTGCGGCAAAACTCGCCCACATAGACGCAACGGCAGCGATAGCCAGCGCATGGCCCACGATAGGAATACTCGATAACGACTTCCATATATTGGCTGATGCAGTAATAAGGCTGCTCGTTTGCGTAAGGGTATCAAGTGCGGCTTGGGCTTTCTGCGCCTTCTGTTTTTCTTTCAGGGCTTTCTGCTCATTCTGCTTAGCAAGTTCCAACTCCTTCTGTGCGGTCGCCACATCATTTGCGTAACCATTGTTTCTCGCCTCAATCTCTTTCTCGACCTTGCTTTTCGCAGCCTCCGTTTCCTCTTGGGCATTCTGCAAGGCTTGCTCTTTTAACTGCAACTGCGCATCGAGCAGACTGCCCAACTGCTCTATCGAGAATCCTACCGATTCGCTGATAGCCTGCTTTTGGTCGCTATCCAACTTAATGCCTACCAAGTCGTAAATATCCTTCTTCCCGGCTTTCTTGCCCACTCCGGATATTTCCTTATCCAATTTGTTCAGGTTATTCTGCATCGTGGATAATTCAGCCTCGCCAATATCCTTATATCCAGCCTTCGCCAACTCAATCAGTTTCGCAAGTCTATCTCTCTCGGCTTGCAATTTATAAAGCGTCTTTTCGTCCTCCGTCTTTTTCAGCAGGTCGAACTCGGATTGCGCAAGGGCTTGCTGCTGGTCGAATCTCAACAACTCATCCGCATAAAAGAATTTTTTCTCTTGGTCTTGGCGCTCCTTATCATATTTAGCATTAATAAGCGCCTCATCCTGCCTCATGCTTTCGGTTAATTGGCTGTTCTTTTCCAACTCTTGTTGCCGGGCATTTTCAATCAGTTGCAGTCGCAGTTCGTTCTCATCCTTCGTATTCTTCTCCGTGGCTGCGAGCCGCAGATTCAATTCGGCTTGTTCTTTCTGCAACTGCGTCTGCCTGCCCTTAGATTCGAGCGCAAGCATATCCTGATTCAATTTCTCTTGCTTATACAGAATTATCTGATTGATATTCTCCCGGCTCTCTTCCGTCAGGTCTTTATCGTTTTTCAGTTTGTTCTGCAACTCCGCAACCTGCTGGTTGTAGGCATCAACGAGCGTCTTTCGCTCCTTCTCCATCCCATCTTTAATCAGTGCGTTCTCTGACGCATACAACTCCTTGGTAATCGAAAGGTTCTTCGATTCAATCTGCTGCGTTCTGTCTGCGGTCTTTTTCTGCTTTCCTCCCTTAACCTGAACTCCGTTCCCGGTCGTGGCTTTCCCCTCATCCAAGTCCGCAGCCTGCACAGCCCTTAACTTCGCCTCCGCTTGGTACCGCTGTGCGGAAATCTGCGCCAGCAGTTCGCCCTGCTTGCGTATTGCGTCCTTGTATTGCTTATCCGTCTTTTCCAAAAAGAGGGCTTGCTTAATAAACGATGCGTTCTGATAGTCGTCCTGCAACTTCAACTGCTTTTTGTATTCCTCATCATAGATTTTCTTTTCCTTCTCAATCTCGGCAGAAAGTTCGTCTATCATTTCTTGCTTGGCAGTCACTGCGGCTTGGCTTGCGTCCATTCCTCCCTTTTGGTATTCCTCATAACTTGCCCGGAGTTGTTTCAACCTCTCCGTAATAACACTGAACTCCGCCATCGTGGTATCAGCAGTCTGAATCGCCTCGTTCTCCAATACCTTGTTCTGCTCGTCCAAACTCTTCATCGAGTAGGCTATCTCGTTAATTCCCTTAGTTATGAAGTCAATAACGTTCTGCATTACTCCGGTGCTATTCGAGAAGGTCAATACGAGCCCCTCCCAAGCGGATTGCATTTTCTTGATACTCCCGGCTACATTATCCGCCATCGTATCGCTCATCTTGTATAACTCGCCCTCCACATCAGTAACGCTGTCACGTAGGCTTGTCAGCCCATCCGCAGCAGTCATAAAAGCCTCGAAGGCTGCAACGCTGCGCTTGTCCGTTAAGTCCAAAGCCGTAGCAAGGTCTATGCCCTTATCTCTCAACTTGGCGAAAGCCACAGACATATCGTCCAAGTTCTTGATAGGTTGCCCAAGGGTCTGCGCCAACTTCCCGGAACTATCTGCAAGGTTCAGCAGGATATTACGGGCAGCAGTCGCTGCCGTACTCGCATCAAAGCCAGCATTTTTCAAGGCGCCCATCAGGGTAACTGTATCTTCGATAGTAAACCCAAACGCTTTCGCTACGGGCGCAATAGTCGAAAGGCTTGTTTGCAAGTCCGCAAACGAAAGGGCGCTCTTAGTAGTAGCCACAGCCATAGTTGCCACATACCGATTCGTCTCGGACGTATCAGCACCAAAGGCACGAATGGCGGCTCCGGCTACCTGCGCTGCGCTGCCCAAGTCGGTACCCACAGCCGTAGCGAATTTCAGGATTCCGGATGTGCTCTGTACAATCTCCTGCTGCGTAAAGCCCAACTTAGCAAGTTCAGTCTGCAAGTCCGTTACTTGGCTGGCGGTGTAGGCGGTTGCACTGCCAAGCCTTAATGCGTCCTCCCTTAACTCCTTTATTCCATCAGCAGTCGTGCCGAGGATTGCAGCAAGGCGGCTGTTCGCGGCTTGGAAGTCCACAATCGTAGATGCACCCTCTTTCACGGCACCCACGAAGGACGATATACCCTTTAACACTAATTGCGCACCAACAAAGCCCTTAATCATATTCCCCACTCCGGAAGTAACCTCACGCAGCCCTCCAGCGACTTGCGCACCCATTATCTTACTAAAGTTCGTAGCCACAATGCCAAAGTTCTTCATCGATGCGTTGCCATTCTTAATCTCGTAGAACGCTTGCTTAATGCTCTCGGTATAATTACCGATATTCATTTTCTGCTTTACCATTGCATCCGAATTGCGCTGTATGTACTGCGTATTCAGAAGGATTGCAGAATTAAGTTGCTTGCGAATCTTTCCCTCCTTATCCTCTGCATCAGTAATCTGACGGACTGCCGCGCGTAACTTCTTGTTAGCCTCGTTAGCCTCATTGATACTCTTAACCTCCTTCTTAGATAACTCTATCGCCTCTTCGGTCGTAATCTTAAGAGTTTTGCTTTGCTGGTTAATCAGTTTCTGCTGCTTTAACTTCTCCGTCTCAATTTTCTGCAATTCGAGTTCGACTTTCGCCTGCTCCTTCTTCGCCTGCGCCTCCTTCTTAGCAAGGTCAGCCGCCTCGATGCTTGCCTTCTTTATTTCCTCCTGCTGCTGCTGCGTGGCTCCGCTCAACGATTGCAGGTTCTTCTGTACCTCTTCCGCCCTCGACTTGATTTTCTTTATGCTCGCATCGTAGGCTTGATTCAGTTCATTTAACTGCTCAATCGCTTTCTCGATACTATTATCAGGCACGAGAAGGTCTTTGTAGTGAAGTGGATTGTCTGCCATATTATTTTCTCCGTTTTTCCCGTCTCCGCTCGTTTCCGGACAAAGACTTATAAGTTATCATTTCGTTAACTAAAATCGCTTAAAACCGCTTAAATTACTTCTTGCGCTTAGTCTGTTTCTTAAGGTAATCAAAGGCATTGTAGAACTGCAATACCGACATTCCGTGAGGGTCTGTCTGAATGTTCTGCGATAGAATGATACACATTTCCTCGAACTCCTTATCATAGGAAATCTCGATACTCTTTCTACCATAGAAAACTTTAGGTTTCGCCAATAGGGCTAACCGGGTTTCGATATTCTCCAATTCCTCTTGCTTATCCTCACCCGTGGTAATTCCTTCCAACGTTAGCAAGGTATGCTCTTTCAGGCTGTCGATATATTCCTTGCTCGTCACGTCCTCAAACTTACCGGGGAAATACAGACTTAACTCCGAATCCATTTTTTTTTTGACGGAATCTAAAATCCCGTCTATCCAACTTTTTTTCGCCTCATTCAAGCGCTCGAGCACTCTCTTTAAACCTACGTCCGTGAGGTCGTTCTGTTCTTCTCCGTCTATCCGGGCGACTAAAACAGCAAATGCCATACACCTTGGCGAAATTTCTTCGCTCATCAGATATACGGCTTGTTTTAAATTCTGCAACTCATTCAGCGCCATTGCAGGGTTCGCCTTAACATAGATTGCGGCTCGGTCGATATGGTTTATTACATCGTCCAAATCGCTCCCGACCCCTCCATCTATCAGCAGGTATTTATTGTATTTATGGAAACGGGTAATAGGCATTTCATCTATCGAATCATATAGTTCGATTGTATGCCCCTTATACTTCTGTACATTCATCCTTTAGCCCTCCATTAATAAATTATATACCTCGCTATCGGAGTGGCCGCAAATGCGCCCAAAACGAGCCTCACGTCTCCCGTAGCAATAACCCACAGCAGGATGATAGCAAGGCACGTCCACCACGATAAACAGAAATCGCACTCTAACATCTTTGCAACCAACTTGGGCGCGTGGACTTGTCCCCACTCACGCAGCCCAGTCTTGCCCAGCAACAAAATAAGCCAGCCAGCCAGCATAGCGACTAACACGGCCACAGCAAGAATATAAAACGTCTCAATCATTTTCGCAATCCTCCATGTACTTTATTTCTCCCTCTATCCGCAGACCTGCGTAAGGCTGCATCAGGTATTGGGATTCGATTTCTTTAATAGAAAACTCCTTAAAGATATTCTCCGCTCTCTCATATATCTTAGCAATCGAGAAGGAACACCCGGACGGGAGTACCGCCATGCGCAGCACATTCAAAATTTGCCGCTTTATTTCCTCTGTATTGCGTTCCGTGGTGCCGGGGAATACTCTTTCAAGGTCAAACCACAAAACGAGCGCAAACGGGCTTGAAATCGTTGCGTATCTCCTTCCATTGCTCTCGACTACGTGCGGGTCGTTAATCACAAAGAAACTCCGGTTGCCCAACGACTGCCCCGGCAGCACGTTCAGGTATTCGCCCCCATCTACATGCACAGCCGGGTAATAATACGCACGTCCATCCCTTTCCGTGATTAATCTTTGCACCCTTCCAAAACTATAATCCAGCCAGCCGACCCTATCGGCCAGCGCATCCTGCAAAGCCCCGATAGCCTTATCAAGCATAACCGGGTTCGCTAATTTCGGTGTTCTTGGTATTTTCATATTCTTAGCCCTCCTTCACGGCTCTTTTTAAATACTCCAGCATTCGAGGTTGGTAAACCTCATCTGCCAACTCCCTTGCGGCCTCATCCGTCAAGCCGTAAATCTCATTACCATATCGCTTGCGCAAATATATCTGTTTCGCATCACTCGCATACAACTCAAAGCCATCCGCATCATACCTAATCTGAAAGGTATCGTGGAACCGCCCCGTATCATGCAAGGTTACGTGGTCTGTCGGCTGCCCCTTCCTTCTCTTATAACGGATGGTGGAAGGTGCGTAGGGCGGTCTTATCGGCTCGCCCTTGTTATTCACTCCCTCAACGTCCTGCTGGTCTACATTCAACGAAACGATTAATTCCTCATTATCCTTGGTAATCTGTTCCATGTTCTCATTAAAACCCATCAGGAAATTGCGCAGCCCTCTCGAAATACTCTCAATACATTCCATATCTTAAGTAGTTCTATAACGGACTCCCTCACTCTTACATGGGATGCAAATTCTATTCATCCCGGTCGTATCGACAATCAGGGCTTTTAGGGCTTTCTCCAACTTATCTTGGATGCCTCCCTTTCTCCCTTGGCTGTCCCCATCAAGTTCATACAGAATCTCCGTTCTGCTTAGGTTCGTCTGCATCCGGTTCAGCCTGAAATTGGGATTGTAGGCAAACTCCCTAATCAGGTCGTATGCGACTTGCAGCCCCAGCGCATTTTGAAAACTTTTTCGCTGCGTAATCAGGATTTCGGTAATATCACATTCCATCGTGACTTTCAGGTTCAAACCATAATTCGTAGTATACGTGTAGATATTATTCTGCACATCCCACATTTGCCCATTTCCATCAGACTGCACCCGGAAGGGATGGATTTCTAAATAACGGCTCCAAGCCTGCCAATTAATGTAGTCGATTCGGCTGCAAGTCGGGCACGGCTCTTTACTCCAATCTCTGTTTTTCTGCACGGCCATCATTCCATCAGGTAATTCGTTTTGGTCGTAGCAGATAAACCAACTGCCGCCCGCATCCGTCTCATCACTCACGTACGGCAAAAATAGATCCGACTGCTCAACCCATTGCACACCCCCCGACTTCGTGTATTCCACGTCAATAGTTCGGATGGGTTCAGGACTGCTCGTGTGCATCACGTAAAGCCGCACATTGCCGTTTTGGTTGAACTGCAAACCAATCTTTTCAATTCGTAACGTTACTCCCTCTGCACGCACGGGAATCACTTCAAAGCCTACCATGCTGTGCGTATTGCGGACCACATCAGCCAGCCGCCCGGCACCATCAAACAGAACTTTGCTCTCGAGTAGGTTCTTAACCACATTCGCAGCCATCTGCGTAGAGTAGTACGTTTCGACTAACTTCAATATGCTCGCCCCGGTCTTATCTCTCAACCAATCGGAAAACAATTCTTTTTCGGTGCGCTCTGAATCTATCTTAGAGTAATCGGGTGCGATACTCCGGATATTCTCCAAAGTCAGTAACGGGTGGAAGTCTTGGTAATACTGCCCCGTTTCGCTCTCCGTCAGGCTCTCATCTATCTGCGTCATTCCTTCAACTCCCTGCCGCCAGCCCAGCAACGGAAGGAACGACTTCCTTATTTCTTCTGCTCTATACATATCCCATCTTAAAAAAGAAAAGAGGGAAGGGAAATTTCCCCTCCCCCTTCCAAGGTTAATCCTATGTTAACACACGCATGAAAAAGTAGTCCTTACTCTGCGGTCTTAGTGATAACCGGGTTCGTGTTATCATTTACAATAACAACGTTCTTGGTATCACGGGCAGAACCGCTGCCAATTTGGAACTTGACAATCGGGCTCGCCAGCGTTTCGGGGTCGCTGTTATATGCAGTAATAACTGCAATATCCACAGCAAAGCCGTAGTGCTGTTTCAGGTTGCGCGTCATATCTGCGGTTGCGTCGCCTGCGATAGCATTGTAGTCGCCTACGCTCTCGTAGTAGTACGTACCCACGGGGATATTCAGCATGGGAAGGTTTTCCAAGCCCCATTCGTGTCCGGTTCTCGACTTCGTGCCGAGCAGACATTCACGTTCGAATCTAAACAGCAGACCCAACATGCCATCGGTAACAGCATAACCAGTGCCGTACTGCGCATCGCCATTCGTCACTTCGTTAGTGAAGTGCAGAATCTTATCGTTGTACTCCAACTGCTTATTGGTTTCGTTATACAGACCCTTCTCGGCCATCTTGCGAATCACGCTCTCTACACCGCCATTACCAATGATGTGAATGGGGCCGTAGAAATCATTCGCAGCAAGGATGGGATTAATATCGCCAATCACGCTCTCTCTATCAGCCCAAGGCGAAGTAATAATATCTCCGTCATGGTCGTAGCCCAGCGCGTCCTTAAATACCTTGGTCTTGTTCGTGTTCAAAGCAGTAACACAAACTCCATCCAACTTCTTAGCAAACGCATACAGATACTTATTGAACTTCGTCTCAAAGTCGCGCTGCATAGAAATCTCGTTGTTCATGTACATAGCCGGGACAATAGTAAAGCCCCATGCGTAGGTGGCGAAGGTAATCTGCAACATCTTAGAGTTGTTCTCGCTATCTGCAATCTCAACCGTTCTCGTGTTGCCGATGTTAATGGCTCCGTCATAGTCGATAACGGGTGTCTCCAACACTCGTCCAATACTCTGTTCAGCCTTCTGCTTTAACTCCGGGGTTAAAATACCTGCGGGGTCGGCAGTCTGCTGCATAAATACGTCCAACGCACCATAACGGCTCGGGCGATACTCGTTTTTGTCCAGTCTGCTGGACGAACGCAAATTCTGCATTCTTGTACTTAACAAACTCATACTCTTTACGTTTTTTAAATTGTTAATAAATTCACGTGTTACCCTTGCACGTCTTATGCTGAAACTTCTACATCTTATTGAATCGGCAGTTTATCAACTCCATTCGCCTTGCGCAACTCCATAGCCTTATCACTGAACTCCTGACTACCTCTCGTGTAGCCATTCGTCATAAGATACTTGCTAATTAGTTCATCGGCTGCAACCTGCGTTGTGGCACCGCTCAAGTCCACTGCACCGCCTGCGCCTACACCATTATTAAGAGGGTCGGTGCCCGTACCCGTCTGCTTTACTCCGTTGTCGATAACTTCTTTCAACTCCTTCATCAGAAGTTCGCCAGCAGTAAACGGATTCAACTTGTTTTCGGGGTTCGTCAGGATATTACCATCTGCACCACGGAACACCAAAGTACGACTGCCATTGTTCTCCACCCAATCTGCCTTGTTGGCAGAAAGGACGCTGCGCTTAGCGGAATCAATCAGGGTGCGCTGCACGCTCTCGGGGTAAACCGATTTGAACTTAACACCCTGCAAGGCTTTCCCAAACTCCGCATCAATCAGGCTGCCCTGATACTGCGTATTTAGATTATTATACTTCCCCTCCCAATCTTTCTTGGTCGCATCGAGAAGGGCTTGCGTATCGGATAACTGCTTTTGCGCATCCTTCAACTGCTGCTGCAAAACGGGGTCGCCATTTCCATTTTGCGCGATGGTTGCCTTGTAGCCCTCAATCTCCTTTTGCAAGTTAGCAATAGTCTGCTCTTGCCCGGCTACGGATGCAAGGCGGGTCTTGTAATCCCCCAGCACTCTTTTAACATAGTCGTAGGACTTCTCGCCCTGATTCTTGGCTACTCCCGTGACGCTCAATACGTCTTGGTCGTACTGTCCGTGTAATTCTCCAATACGTGTACCGATAACGGTGTTTTCATCGTTTCTCGATAACTCTTCAATCGCTGCAACCTGCTCATCTGTCAGGCTTGCCAAGGCTGCGTTAGCCTTAATAACTGCTGATACTAATGCCATTTTCTTTTCCCTTTAGATATGGTTCTAATTCTTATTCGGGCTTATAAAGTACATTCACTATATAACCCAGCATTTCTGCATTGCTCTTGTCCTTTTCGTTCTTCTTTCCTACTAACTGATTGTACTCGGCTTTCGTGAACTTCTGAACTACGGGCTTTGATAACTTCTTTCCCGTGGTTTTGTCGAACAAAGGTTTTTCCAATTCCACGTGATACAAATGTTTCTCCTTTTCGGAAGGTTTATAACCGGATTCTTCCTCCGCCTTAACCTCCGCTTTCGTTTCCGCTTTTTCTGCGGGCTTTTCCTCACTCGGTTGGGGGTTCTGTGCCTCCAATTCCTCCGCTAACTTGTCGAGGGTCGTTTCCGCTTGATTGTTCTTCGGCATACTCTTTTAATTTTTGGTTAATAATATCTATCTTTCGGTTGAAGGGTAACGCACTACCGAACTCGGTAATATTAATGTTCTCCCTTTCGAATCGGTCTACAAATGTAGCGAAATTAATTTTAATTCGCATCAAAATCGGGTCGATAAGTCCTTCTTTCTGCAAATCCATCAGTTCCGCCAGCGTCAGGTGTCTATACGGCTCCAACTGCTTAAGGATATACATCCGCTGCGCCTGCAAGGGGTTGTTGCGATTCTCCGTGGCTATAATTTGGTCTGAAATCATATCCAGCCGAGCCTCGCTCGCTCCTGCCTTTTTCGCCTCCGTGTACATCGTCTGCAATTCCTCTGCGCTATACAGATAGAACTCCGTTCCCCAATTCACGTTACTACCGATATACGCATCCCCATATCGCAATCGGCAAATCGTGTCGTCCACAAACTTCTGTGCCTTTTCAAAGTTCGTTTTCAGACTTAGAAGGACGTTCTTTTTATCCTCGAAGTTGGCAGTAACTTGGCGCTCATTAATGCTCTCCTTCTGCTGCACCTCACCCCCGGTACCCGTAACCTTAGAGTATATCTCATCGGCAAGTCGCTTTTCCTCGGCTGTATTGTAGTCGAGGCTGTTCTTGTCAATAGTGGTAATAGTAATCGGGTCGCGCAAGTCCGGTCCACCATCAGTCGGAATCGGCACCTCGATGAACGAGCCCACACCTGCAATGCGTTTCTCGCTGCATACCGGGCACCGCTCAACGGAACCATCAGCCAGCATTTTATATTCGCCTTTAATATTCCGCAAATATCCTCCATCGCAGTAATCGCCCGTAGAGTTATTCTTAAACGAGCAATCAGCCGCATAAGCGGAGTAGATGGGATAGGGTGCATACAAGTCCAAATGACGCTTAGAAACGCGGAAAAACAAAAGCCAATCAAGGTTGCCAAGTTGTGGCGATAGCGGACTTCTCTTAACATCAGGATATGCGGACGATAGCGGACTGCTCCAAAAGAATCTTGCCGGACAATAACCCAGCCCGTGGTGTGCCTCTCTAACCAAGTTACCGAGTTGCCCTTTATCGTCTAACTCGTAGATCCGCATTGCATCATCATCGAAAACAGCAATCGTCTTATTCCGTTGCTTAAAGATAATCCACTGCATCTCGTTCCCCTTGCATTCGAAGTCAATCACATTCTCAATACCAAGGAAATAGAAATAAGGTGCAGGGCGCTCCGTTACCTGCTCTTCCGGAAGGTCTACAACCATCACGCTGTTAATAGCCGTTTTCATGGTCTGCCATCCCTTTAGCCTCCATACTTCGGGCTCATTAACGTACTCGTGTCGGTACCATTCCCAATCATCATTCAAAGTATTATCGAGGAACTGAAAGGTTATCGCAGCATTTCTGCCATCAAACACCCTTTCAAGTTCCTCGTAAATCTTGTTAGTTAATTCAATGTTCTGCGTGGGGAACTTGAAAAGCGAAAGAAAGATTCTATATTTATCCTTCGGAATCATAGTGCGCACCCAGTCGCAGAATACGCTGAAAGGTGCGGCTACTTCCATCGGGTCTAAATAACTCTCCGTGTGAAAACGCAAACGTGATTCATGGCGCATCGCCTTCTGAATCACTGCACCTTTACTCGGTTTCTTTAGTATCTCTCTTATTTGCTCTTCTTGTAATGCCATCGTAGTAATCGAATTGAAAATCTGAATCCTCCGGCAATCTCCATCCCCCGTTATCCGGGGTTCTTAATATTCGCTCGGCATGGTCTATATCGAACTCTTGCTGCGTACCCTCTGCCGTTTCAAGGATAACGTAACTACCGGGCTTTTTCTGCAACTTCATTACACAGCCTTTTTAAGGTCGGTAAGCGCGTTGAAGTCCGTGGGCTTAACACGTACCAGCATGTCGGACCAATTCGGCTCGAACTTCCAAGAAATTGCATTCATATCCGGGCTTTCCAAACCGCCAAGGCTCTTATCGCCCACAAACAAACCATAGATAGGAATCGGGCTATACTTAGTCGGCTTGTCGTGGTCGTCAACCAAGGCACCGATTTCTCCATTCTCATCCACAAGGTAAACACCCAAGTTGCCTTCGCACTGCAGTTCCTTAAGCGCCTTAATAGTCTGCTGATGTTCTTGCAGCAAGTTAGCACTGAACGAAGTCGGCTCTCTACCGATGTTAATCTCAATACCGCCCGGGGTATCATTACCACCTCCGTAAGTTCTTGCAGAACCGGGTTCGTTACTCGGTGCAGCCAAATACGGACTAACAACTACCTTCGTGCCATCTGCGGCAGTAAGCAAGGGTGTCCAACTTGCCTTGGCCGTGATTTTCTTCGTGTCGTTGTCGAATCCGTTCTTCACTCCTGCTGCGCTCTCAATACGCTGGAAAATTACTTTCTGAATTTGTCCGAAACTATCAGGGCAATCGTACAAAGGTACATCCGGCAAAGCCTCGCCCAACGGGCAATTACAAACTAATCCCATATTCTTTTAGTTTTAAAAGTTAATAGATATTGTTATCGGGCTGACCCTTTGCCCTCGTTTCTCACCGCAAAAATACGAATAAAACATTTAAAAGCAAACATTTAACCTAAAAATTTTTAATTCGTTCGCCTAATTCCTGCGCTCTTCATCAAAATTTCTTTTTCAACCATACCCGTAAGCACATCGGGCGCATCATCATGGGCATTCGCTTTGAAGTTCCGTAGGAAGTCCACCACATCAGCATAAAATCTCGGGAACCTGCTCGACCAATCATAAGGCATGATGATATGATACGTTACCATTCCTGCCGTGGATATAATTCTACTTTCCTTGTTCAACCTCTGCGTAAACCACGTTATTCTCGCTCTCGTCCTCGGCTCTATAATCTTAGCAAAAGCCCTGCCTCCATTGTTACTCTCGATATTCGCATACTGAACTTGCTCCCGGTCTAACATCATCGGTACGCTCTGCGTGGTGACTTCGATAGGCTCATCAGTATACACCACATCAGTAACGAGAAGGAACACGACCGGACGGCCCTTCTCATCCTTAGCAAATGCGGACACTCGCTTTTCGTAGCAGACCGAGCACAAGTTATCGCTGCCCTCGTCTGCGCAGTCGGTGTAGTTACCCTTAGCCAGCAACGTGCCGTATTCGTCTTTATTCGTATACGTCTTAAAAGGCAGATACAACTTGCCCGCAGCACTACCGGGCGAACCCTGATACAAGCAATCAAACTGAATCTTATCCAACTTCCTTTTCGCCAATAGGCTTGCAAGGTTGTGGCGGCTCGCCCATAAGACTTGCCCCACCTCCCGTTGGTCTAACTCCGTTTTCTCCGTGGTCTTGATCGCCTCAAAGTTAATACGAGCCCATGCCCCATCAGGAATATTTTCCACGTCTGCCATGCTTTTCAAGTCTATAATCGTTTCGGTTTTCTCCAACCTCCCGACTATATCATCTTCGTGCCATCGCGTAAAGACGATGATTTCTTGGCTATCATTATGCAGACGGGTCTTGACTACGGTCGTGTACCATTTCCATGCGCTCTCTCGGATAACCGGGGAATTGGCCTCTTGGTAGTCCTTGTACACATCATCCAATATAGAAACATCTACGGGCTTACCCGTTAGCGGACCACCACGACCCACCACGCGCAGCCCACCCGTGTAGCCTACACATTCAAAGACATCGCTGTTACGCTGATAACGCGCCTCGGCTCCAGCCCTCCCAGCCACTAACCGGGTATCGGGGAAAAGCGTTCTATATTCGTCTGTGTCGATGATACGTTGAACCATTCGGTTGAAATCCCTCGCCATCGTTGCGGAGTAACTACCGATACATACTTTCAAGTCAGGATTGCGCCCCAATAAGAAAGCCGGAAGGAATACAGAACTACCCGTACTCTTTCCGTGCTGCGGTGGTATGGAAATAATCAGTTTCTTAATGCGACCCTTGGCAAAGTAATCCAATACCTTGTAATAGACCCGTTGGAAGTCCGTTATCTCCAAATCATTCCTCATATATCGGGCAAAGACCATCAGCCGTTTCCGGGCTTGTTCAATCTCCATCAGTGCGTAATTGGCTTTTAGGTCTTGTTTCTGTGCCTCCCTATTCCCTTTTGTCCTAATTTTTGATTTTTGAGTCATTTTTCGTTTCTCCTAATATTCAATTACTTAGTCTCGCTCGCTCCGTAGGGCAAACACCAACAAAATGTTATAATTTTTCCTCCCTCCGTTTCCAGTGTTCACAAGCCGATTCCGACCTTATCCGCTTTCGTTTTTCCTCCCATTTACAGACCAAACAAATAGGCTTTCCATCCATATCCATATTATGGTGGCTCGTGTCCCATATTCCCCAGCCACAACTACCGCACGTATACAGCGTTTTGCTCTCGTCTACGCGCGTTTTATTTACCTTCTTTGCCATTCTCCTTGTCCTCCTTTATTCGCTCAAAACGAGCCTCTTGTATGCGGTCCACAATATCATCTAATACATCTTCGGGAATCTCCTTGCCATCATAGGTCGGGCTCTTTTCTACCTTAGCGTTAACGTCCTGCACCATTTTATTTGTCCATTTATCCGGGGCAACGTTCGTTAGAAGGAATATAGCGGCACCCACATTCGGCTGCACCTCCACGTCCTCTTGGGTCTGCTTGACTATCACGGGATTGCCATTCTTATCATTCTTGAACTCGGTCTTTCGCTTACTATACCGATAGCCCTTTGCGACCTTCGCCAAAGATAGAACTAAATCCTGCTCTAACTTGCTCTTAAACCGCTCCTTACCTTTTTTGATTGCTGCGACAAAATCTACATTTGCCTGCCACCGATAATAAGTTACATCGGTGATATTCATCGCCTTCCAAAAGTCCTTTTTCTTGGCGCCCCCGTATTCCTCCAGCCCATTCTCGGCAATCCAGTCCTCAACCTGCCGGATTTTCTCTTCGCTCATTTTCATACTCCAACGTATTTAAATCCGTCCAAACATTTATTTCCTGCAGACAATCTGCAAGGAACCTCGCATTTGTTCATATCAGGCTTGTACGCTCTTACTTTCTCCAATATCTTGGGATTGAGAATACTCCCAATTACTTCATCAGGACGATGGGCGCAGTATATTACATCCCCGTGGGTATTCAACGTAAGAACGCTCCAATTCGCATAACATTCCTTCGGCCTATAATCTATCAGGTCGTATTTCAAAGCCACGACCCTTGTCGAATCCAATCTCTTTAACTCGGCTATCTTATTCAGGATTGCGGAATAATCCTTCTCGTTCTTTCCTCTCATTTCTACCGGGCGGAATTGGATATAACGTACCTGCAAATCCCTTACGGCATTGTAGAAGGCTTGAACCTGCTCCACGGAATGCGTTATACATTGAACCCCTACTTTCGTTTCGATGTGCTCCTTCTCCAACCAATAGACGTATTTCCCAAGGTTGTTCGATACTAAATTAAGCGCATCAACTCCATGCAATTCCTTATACGTCTCCGGGTCGCCTGCGTCCATCGTTACCTTCATAAAGTTCGGCTTTACGTATTTCAGGATATTCATGTTAGTGCTTATTCCGTACGGAATCTTTTCCCCCTCCAGCCATGCGCATATGCTATCAAAATCAGGATTGCACGTTGGCTCTCCGCCTCCCGTAAGGAATATCCCCTGAACTCCCAACTCCCTTAACCGGGTGGCATACGTCTTGAACTCGTCCAAAGTCATGCTCCGCGCTGCAGATCCGTGGTCGTACATGCAATGCTTACACCTATTATTGCACACATCCGTAAGGAATACATCTGCCATAATAGGCTTTCGTTCTCCCTTGTTCCTAATAAGGTAGTCTTTCAATTTATCTGCTCGTATCATAATTTCTTGTATCTTTCGTTGATAATCTTCGGTACACAGCATTTCCAATTAATCTCGTGGTGCAGACGCTTTGTCTCTGCGTGGTTGCCCATCGTATGGACCTTAACACACGATGGCATATACATAACCGTCATAAAGGGCTTGTTCAATGCTCCGTTAGCCTTATAGACCTCCGTAATACCGCCTGCGTTGGCCTGCGTGGTTTTCTGCTGCAAGGTGCAGAAGTTAATCTGCATGAATATATCTCCAACACTGCCATATCTCGTATACGTATTCACGTCCTCATTCAACCTGCCCAAGAATCTAATCGGGTTGTCTACATCGCAAATAAAACTATTCATCGCCTTGCGTTTCGTGCAGACAAAACTTGCCAGCCGCGACTGCTTGCCGCCAATGAAGTCGCCCCCTTGCGCCAGCGCACACGTCTTAATCCCCGAACTAATATAGAAGTCCAAGAACGCATCGAAAACATTATCCAAGTTCTTGATATATGGTACCCCCTTTAGGTAACGTAACTTATCATCAAATCTCCATCCAAAGTTCGTATAATCATCATCCAACTGAATGAAGTATTTAAAGCCCAACTCTCTTGCCACTTGGAAGGACACATTTCTCGCATACGTGATTGTGCGTCTATCTCCCGGCAAACCCTCGTCAGTCCATTCTGCAACTGCCTTCTTGTCGAAAAGGTAAACGTTTTCCTTTCCAAAGTTCTTGCAATAGTCCTCATATTGGTCGTCCTCGTTATCCACTACAAACACTATTCGCCCCGTGTACCCTTGTTTGCGCAAGGTCTTATCGGTATACATGTGATTCGCCCTCCCGTGCGTCAGAATCAGGGCTACAAAATTATCATGCCTCATCATAACTCTCGATATTAATATGTTCTTCTTCTCCCTCTTCCGCATCCTCCTGATGGGTGTATTCGGCTGCGTATTCGGCCATAAGGTCTTTAGTTAATTTAACGTACCCCCCCTCAATAGCCTTTTGGAAGTCAATGATAACCAATGCACTACGCTCCATAAGTTCTTGCACCTTCTTGCTCGCCTGCGCATAGTAGTTAGCAATATTCTCATAGTTGAATACAATATGCCGTGAGGCTGCATACAGAAGGAACGTCTTAACCTCCTTCGGAAGTCGCTCCGCTGCGATTTCTTTCACTAACTCATCATACTTCGTGGTATCGTACATTTCGGGAAAAGTCGGGGTCGTTCCATTCGGAGTATACACCGGGGTAATAATCTCCCGTGAATACGTTTCCTCGGCTCCTTCTTCCTGCATCTTAACCCCCCAGTCTTCGGGCACGACATCCCACTCGGTCCGGGCTTTCTCTAATTCCTCTTTGTTCCAATTCAGATTCGCAGCCGCCACAGCATTATCGGCAAGTGCAAGGCTGCGCCCCTCCTTGGAATTAATCGAAAGGTCTTTTCGCCTTACGGCTATCAGTTCATCGCCATCCGTCTCCACTACTCGAACCTTCTGCAAGCCCATTTTCTTGGCTGTTTCCACAACTCCATTGCCACCGATGATATTATCGTCTTTATCCAATAGAATACTGCGGCCATAGCCAAAGTCCGTTACACTCCTTTCAAGTTTCTGCATACCATCCTGCGTGTGCAGGTTGAAATTATGCTCATCAAACTTCAATTTCTCAATATCCAAATCGTTCATAATATATCCTTTCTTTTCAGGGAATCGTTTTAAGCCGTTTTAAGCGACCTTCTTTCCCTTCCTAATTAACTACACTATTTTATGATTTTTCTCGCTCTCGCAGCCTTAGAAGTCGCTCATTTAAGATAATTCCTTCAAATCATCCTCTCTTTAAAACCTTCCCGCACCTCGTACACTGAATTATGTAATGCTTATTCGTTATCGTATAACCACACGGATGGTGTTTCTTTCCTTTGCGATTTCCTTGGTAATGGCGCCTATACCGCCAACTGAATTTTTCAGGCTTATGGCCCTTGCACATACACACTATATAGTCGAATATGCGTCTTATGAAATTCAACACTCTACGTATCATAATATCAGTCTATTTTGGTGTATATTCTTTCTCGAACTCTCTATTATCCATAACCTGCAACGATCCGTCCTCGTGCTTTACGAGCCAATGGCCCACATACAGCACCCGGACCAATCCGCGCACCTCATAATAAGGCGCTCCATAGTTCGGGTAAAACTGAACTGCATCCCCTGCGAAAGCCCGAATCTCTTCCAAATTATCTTCGGCACGTATCGCCCGGACTTCCTCTAATCTCTTTACATACGTTCCCATAACAATTTAATTTTGAAATTATTCTCCCACAAAATTACGAATAATAAACGACAAAGCAAGGGAATATTAAAAATTAATACTCCCTTGCGAATAAAACAACCACTAAATCAGAAGGGCAAATCGTCCTGCTCCCCGTACGAGGGTTGGGCGCTCTCCGTCACTTCTTTTTCCTTTGCCTGAATCGGTTTCAACCCCCCAAGAATGGGCTGGTTCTTTTTCTCATCATCGCTCATCGATTTCCACTTGTCAGAAGGTATCGCTCGCTTAATCAGGTGCGTTTGCCCGTACTGCTCTTGTTTCAGGGCTATCGCCTGCAAATCCAAATACATACCTCCTTTCTCGCTTAAAAAGATTCCGTTACTCTCAACCGGGATAACCACACATTTTGTCGGCACCCCACTACGTCCCGTGATATTCACGGCTGCGACTTGGCTTAACTTAGCCAAATCAATTTTCATGTTATAATTTCCCATATCACTTGAATTTTGGTCTTTCCAATAAATATTTGCTCTTACTCGTCCAGCCTGCGGCATGGTTTAATGCCTCCCGGTCCTCATCGTGGACGAAGGAATACCATCCCGTGGTGCTGTCCCCCACTCCCGTACGCTCTTCGAGCCTCATCAGTTTACCAATGAAATACTTGCTATATCTCACGTACTCACAATTTTGACTAATTAAAGCAATCCGTTTCACGTCTCCCCGCTCCGGGGTCGGTGCAGTTATTTGCTCCGAATTTCCCGTATTTCCGACTTTCTTTTGCGGAATATAGATTTTCTCACGGAAGAAATCGCGTGCGATAGAACGCTTTGAAATCGCTCCAAAATCAGTCCTCTTATTCACTCTCATCTCCAAAGGGATTTTCAGTCATTAAACATACGGGCTGCAATGGCTCTCGGAAGGTAAGCACGGACAACCATACGCACCCCGTCTCTTTCACTCTCTCTATATCCTCTGCGGACAACTCCCAGCATGAAACAACTTGCCCATCGCCCGAAAGGTGAGCCGGAAGGGGTTGATACTCCTTTTGCCCGGCTCCAAATACAGCGTTCTGCTGCGCAAACTCTTTCGGTCGCATACTCATTCAGGTTTATAGAGGTACATCCAATGGGTGTAGTTATACACATTATCGCAGCCATCATAAGAATGAATGCTCTGTTCGATTGGGCCGTACCATTTTTTCTCCTCTTCGTTGTAATCCTCCGGCATAATCTTATCGTAGTACTCGCCCATTATTAAATCTCGAACCTCTTTCTTATCATTCCCCAAATCAACGGCAACAACGAACGTTCCATCCTGCGGAAGTTCCTTCTCTGTCTTGTGCCAATTCGGGTGCCCATCAGCCCACAGCGCCCCGGCAATGAACGCATTTTCTAACACCTTATAATCTTTGTCGCTAATGGGCTTTTCATAGCCCTTAACGAAGACTTTAAACGTCTCCTTAATTTTCTTTACTCTATCCATAATATCTAATCTTTATATTGGTTATTTCTCCATTGAGCGCACCATTTGCGCTCGTCTATATACATAATCTCATTCTCGTGTTCGTAGGCTTCAACCTCGAAGGAAATCATCTTGTACGCGGTTTTCGTGCTCCCGTACTTGAAACAATTATAAACCCACTCCAGCACATAAATCAGGTAGAACCCGATATATAACAAATCCTTCATCTGCTCCGTATGGATGCGCTCGTGATTAATGGTGCCATAGTCTATATTTGCCCTATTTCTCACAAACAGCACACCAAACAAATTGATGCATCTGAATCCCTTCCAAGGGATAATCTTGTTTTGAATCATTATCATTTCTCAAACCATTTTTTAAGTATAACAACCTCCTTCGTAGAGTAGTCCAAATATTGTTCCCTTGCGCTCGGGCTACCATCTTTTTTTTCAGGATGGATGTACAAATTAGTTTGGCTCCCGTCCAGCACATTTATATCGAACCTACACAGATAACCGACCTTGCCTTCACGTTCAATCTTATCGCCTATCTCAATCGGTGCCAACTTTCGCAAAGAATCTATCAAACCCTCGACACGTCTTTTGGAAGTTTCTTGTAGGTCTTTCTCCTTCTTAATCTCCAGCAGATATTTCGCTTTCAATCTTTCTCTCTCATCCATATTCAATCCTCCACAATTATAGTAACTCTCTTTGCTTTCAGTTCCTCTACATAATCGCCAAAGATGTTTCCTCCTTCTTCATCGTCCGGCACATAATTCGCTTGCGCCCCATCAGGGAACTCGAAATACTTTCCAGCAATGATGTTAGAAGGTCTGCGAGTAGACAATATCGGCGCCTGCCTTTCATCAAAGCAAAGGAACGCTTTAAACTCTTTCTTTGCCATAGTCACTGCCATTTAATGTTAATCGTATTGTCCTCGTCCATATACTCTATATCTCCCTCGCCCTCTATTTCTTCTAATATGCCTCGGCCATTAAAGGCATACACTTCCGCATCATCAGGCAGTTGCAGAAGTAACTCTCTAAATTCCTTGTTCGTCATTGCCATTTCCTTTTAAGTCGTTTTAATCCTTTTTCCTTTCTTAATCTATCCGGTTCGTAATTATCATCTAAATAATAATCCGGGAGTTCGATGCGTTTCCAATAGCAATCGTTCTCGTAATATCCCATACCATTCAATTCAGATACATAGAAGAACTTTATAAAGGCGCTCCAACTTCCAACCTTTATCCGGTCGTGCGCTTGATTATTCGGCAGATATAAAAGAAAGTGTTTCCCTTTCTCTTCGGCTGTCGGAAGTTCGTCTCTCATATCATGCCAGCGCTCACGCTCATAGTCCACAATCCCCAAGCGTTTCGGGCTTTCCTCAAAAGTCACTTCGGGAAGAATATCCCCAAGGTTAATATATTCCCCACTCTCATCATTCCACACACCGCTTTCGCTCTCGGGCTTATTCATATACATTCGTAGTTGCTTGGGCTCGTCCTCATCCCTCGCAACCCATACTTCATGTTTTTGCATAATCCTCAATCAGTTCTTGAATAATTAATTGGTTACTCTCGTAGATGCGCATATCCTCTTTCTTTCCATTCTCCCATTTGTTATGATGGTCGAAACAAAGGATATTTATATTTCTCGGGTCGATGCTCATTTCCGGGTGGCTCCCTCTCGTCTTAATATGGCTGCAATATACTGCGGAGTATTCTCGCAAGGGTTTCATGCACTCTTCGCAATAATGCCCTTTATGCTCCCATATCCACCGAAAGAAACGCTCGTTGGCGGCTTGGGTATCTTTCCCTCGCCCACTCTCCGAATGCCCGAACAAACGGCTCTGAATGCGTCTACGTAGATTTATCTCCATCTTAAAGAATCTGTTTGGCAGCAAGGGCTCGTAGCCCCTGCGCCTAACAAATTCATACTCTTGCTCCGTTTCAATCAGGATTCGATTCGCCATCAAACAAGCCGTTTTCTGAATCCCCATCAAACTTCTTAGTTCCTGCGGGCTCGCCATATTCATCAAACAATTCCATCTGCTGTTTCTTGCCCTTGAAAAGAAAGGCATAAACCTCGGATTCTATCTGCCCCACCATTTCTTCTAACTGCTCTTCGAATCCGTACTTCTCGCCAGCCAAAGTAATACGATGGGTGTTGATAGCCATTATCTGATTCGTATCAGCCTTGAACTTTCCGCTGATAACAACTCCCACATTATCATCTTTCCCCGAAAGAGAAATACCGGAAACTTCAATACACTGCTCAACTTCCTTATAGGCTGTCTCGGCAAGTTCTTTTTGTTTCTTTGTCGCCTTAAATTCCTCCGTCTCCATCAGGCTGCGGAAGAAAGAAAGATGATACACTCTCGCAAGGATGGGTCGCAGCCCGTCCAGCAGTTTACGTAAGTCGGGGTGAATCTCCTTACCACTCGTCAGATGATAATCCTCGGTATATACTTCGGCTCCGCAAGCCTCATCTACCTTGAACGTCACATCTAAACCCCCTCCTGCAATAGTCTTAACCTTGTCAAGACTGAATGCCTTTTCACTCGGTGTTACCATAAAATTGAATTTATTTATACTCCAGCAATCGGCTGGTCGTCTTATCTCATATCCGGGTCCGGACCATTCTCTATTTCGTAGATCCGACACTTCAACTTCGATTTTTCATCGTACATCTTAGTAATCTTTCCCACTAAATCATCTTTATCCCTCCCGGTCAGTCCTGCCGCTCTTAGCATATTATCTCGAATCAGAAATTCTAACTCTTCAATTCGGTGGCGGCATGCCTCCAACTCTTTTTGCTCATCCATACTCATATCGTTTTAGGGTCGGCTATATACACACACAGATTTTCTGCTGCGTACTGCCTGATTATTTCTATATGTTCAATAAGTTCGGAATTATCCAAGTCTGAAATCCGCCTTAGAAATCCCTTAATCGTTCCCGTAACTTCATCCACAGCATGATGATGGGTTATCGGGCTCAACTCTCTTAACCGCTCCTCCGTCTGCTCATACGTAAGCCTTTCCCCGTTCTCCCAATACCCATCTGTCATCGCCTTGACAATGTAGTTATAATAATATCCTCGTAGGGCTGCGCTCGTTCCCGGCTCATAGACTTTCATCGTAAGGATAACCCTTTTATCAGGGTGCATCGCTGTAAACGCTCTCATCTCGTCCATTGGAACCTTCAACCGCCCCAGCGAATCTATTCGCCCTACCAATACCACATCGTGCTGTTTCATCGGTTCGCCTTATCTATTCCATACCCAAACAAAGCAAAGTCGCCCTTAGCCGGGTCGGAAGGAAATACTTCCTTCATCTTGTTCGTTATCTCTCGGGCGACTAACATACTCATATTCGCCCTATCAGTTAGCCCCAATTCCAATGCCATATCGTGCACGTGGGTGTCGAGCGGTACCAATAGCCGTTTCGGGTCTTTGTTCCATATCCCCATATCGACCGGACCTTTGCGAATCATCCAGCGGAGAAACAAAGATATGCGCTTGCATCCCGATTTCGTATCATTCCCCGGAATACCCTTTAGCCCCGAAAAATACTCCAGCAGCGGCCGCACGTAATCATCATCATCTGTTAGAAGTTCCTCCATACTCTCATGCTCGCTATACAACTTATGCAACCTCATACACAACGCTCCGAAATCCTTTTCCTCAAACATCCGATAGAAGTTCTTATGGCTCGTTGCCAATTCCAACCAATCCCGCCCATCGGATTTATCTTTCAGGGTGCATAAAATGTAGTTAATCGGGCTCCCTTCAAACAACTCGTCAACCTTACGGGCTGCGTTCAGGATTAATTTCCTATTCCCAAAGCATAACCACGAAGTAACGAATGCGCTAATCTCCACATTCTTTTTCTGACTGCTATGCTCCGGTGCCAATAGGTATCTTTCGTAATACCTGCGTGGGAATTGCACCGGGTCGTCCTTTATAAAGTCTGCTGTTTCGTACTTGCGTGCGAAGTCTTGCAGACGCTTTACCAATTCTTTATTCATCATTCTAAATTTTAGTTACTCAATAGGTAATAACACTTTCTTCTCAACATCAAAGATGCGGTACATGCCAACGTAATACATATGCCCTTCTTTCCAATCATCTTTGTACTTGCTATCTTCTATATCTCTCGCCTCCTTCAACGTACTGGCTTCGCCTATCTTATCTCCGGTGAAGTCGTTTATTATCCAAAACCGAATCTTATCTTTCTTTTTCATGGCTATCTTTCTTCACGATTAAACACTCTTACAACTATCTCCGGGCGGTGGAATGGGTCTTTCTCCCTATCTGTAATAAAGAAGGTCGCCCCCTCATACTTCCGTATCTCCTTCACGAAGTCCATCACAATATAATCAGGCAAATAAAGCAAGTCACTGCAATATACGTGCAGCACTGCCATCGTTATCGTGGGTTCCTCCATTTCAACCTTCGCCCATGCACCGAGCGCGTGTTGCAGATTCTTGCGAATCTGCTCCACTGCTGCGATATATCCTTTCTTCATAATCCAACCTCCTTACCCAATATAAACTTCAATAGCCGGAATCCAAATCTCGTGCAACTCGCCCCACTTGAAAACATGAATGGGGGTCGTTGCCATCGTACACCATACACTGCTAATGCCATACTCGGCTGCATACTTCTCAACCACTTCATTCACTCTCATAATATAAGCCATCGGCATGCTGTAAGAAAGTATGTGCTCCGCAGTCACAACCAACTTGGCGCTCAAATCCTCATCCCTATAATCTGCCTTAACTTCGCAAGCGGGCTTTCCCTCTTTCTCGTGGAAAATGCTTAACGCTGCCTCAATTTCTTCCTTTACGCTCTTAGCAACTCTCTTAACATTCTTGTCTGTGATAACCTTTGTTTTCATAACATATAATATTTAGTTCCAAGTAACTGCTTGGTCAGTGTAACCTTCCTGATTACGAGTACAAATTTAAAGCGGTTTTTTAATATATCCAAGTATTTCTTTAATAATCTTTGTTTTATTAACACTAATTAATATTTTAAACTCTTAAAGAAATTATTTAATTCTGTTTTTCGTTTTAAGAAACTTTCTCCCGTCAAAGGTATAAGTTATCCTCTGACGAAAGAAAGTCGCTTAAAACCGCTTAAAATAGTTTTTCAGGTATTCGGTTTATAATATCCTTGGGTATGTTCTGTTTTACCCATTTCGGGTCGTCCCTCAACTTCAATCTGCCAAAGTGCATTATTAACAGCGCATCTGCGTTCCAAAGCGAAGTCCGGACAAACGGGTAATAATATCCTGCTGCCTCCTTCAATCTGTTCTTGCGCTCCTTCTTTTCCTCACCTTTCTTGCGTAGGTGCAAATAACTCATCCACGACATAGGATGCACAAGTACATAAGGGATTCCGGCAAACTCAATTAAATCTTTCAGCCGCTGGTGGTCTGCTAACATCCTCTGAACTCGGAAGGCTTTCCCCGGGCTGTCCACATCATCAGGACGCAAGTTTACCTTCTCAATAAATACTATCTGCCGTTTGCTTACGCTCTTCTCGTAGTCAAACAACTTAGTAATATCAGACAACTCGCGCGGCATTTTAATCGCCCGTACCATTGCTCCAGCCCTCCAAATAGCAATTCCCCCATTTACCCCGGGGTCGATGCCCATTACACAATCATAATCTGTTTCCATCATATTAAATCAGTTAATTGAACTTCGTTATCTATTATCTCATCAAAACTCTCTCGTACTGCTCTGCTGCGTGCTATAAAGATAGCCTCATCAGGCACATACGGGTGACGCTCTTGCAGATTCCGGATGCAACTCCCTACAAATTCATTAAACACTCCATTACGGGCTTTCTTGTTCAGCCGGATAACTGCCGCCCTCTTGTCCTCATCCCGGACCTCTATTGGCACCGCCAGCCCAACCTTGTCTAACTCCCTATAAATGGTAAGTTCATTCATCTGCGTAAGTTCCATCCGCCCGGTATATTTATACAGCAAGAAAATGCGCTTTATTTTATCCAGCATACTCCGCACCATTCCTGCCTTTTCCTCATCCGTCTTATCAGGTAGCGACTTCGGCAAAGATTCAATTCGCTTAGCCTCAAAATCGCCCCTCCTTTTCTTGTACGCGTTCAGGATCCGACTTACATACTCGATAGAATAACTCTGATAGTGGTTCTTATCCGGAAGTCCGTCTCTCGTCTTAGGCAAATATGCATCTAATTCCCCAGCCATACAAATTTCGAATGCGGTCAATACCTCTCGGAAGGTCATTCCGGAGTAATAGTCGTGCAAGAAATCTGCAACCAACTTAACGCTCGAGTAGTCGGACTTCTTAAGCCCTACCATATTGCATATACGCTCGGACAATCTCGCGCACAACTCGTAGAACTTCTCCTTATCATAGTCTGCCATCCTCTTCCCGTTGGATGCCTCCAGCATTTTACGCTCGGCTGGTCGCATCTGCAACGCATCAGGCTGCGCTCCAAAGATAGTTATATTCCCCATTTTATATTTCTCCATTCTTTAGCATTTCGTCAAACTCCATCATTTCTCGCTGGTGCTGCGTGGGCGGTGTTATAATCGTTCCTCCCATTGGGCGCCCTCCCATTCTCATAAACTCTTCGTACTTTCTATCCGTGCTATCATATACGATGGCTTTCCAATCATTCGCAATACTCGTATCAATAAGTTCCATGACGAAAGGCTCATTATATTTCTTGACTTTATCCAACTGCTTTTGAATTGCGGATATTTCCTTATTGCGCCAATTCTTTGTGCAGCATAGAACGTAGAAGTTTCGCTTGAACTCATCACTTTCGAACGGGAATACAAGTCGCTTAAAGAATCCATCTATCTTTTTAATCACCTGCGGGCGCACTCCCAAACCTTCTGCCGTTATCCCCATTCTTTTAGAAAATGGAATATCATCCTCATCCGGTGTCGGGGAAATCCCAACGGGATTTTCTTTAGAGGGTTTACCCTCTTTCTTAATAGAATTATCTATATAATTATCTTTAGAAATATTGGGTGCAAAAAGTGTACTACCCCCGTCCACATTTTGTACCACCCCCCGTCCAAAAAGTGTACTACCATTCAGTTTCGTGACATAAGTACATCTATATCGGCAGAACTTAACATTATTCTCGTACTCGTCCTCCTTTTCGATGTACTGCTTATCCATCAACTTACGCAGTACATTAATAGTTCCGCTCCTTGAAAGATTCAGGGCTTCGGACATATAAGCCAAAGAACCATTATACGCACCCCTATTTTGGCTGAATCCAAATATCAGCGCATAACAAATCAATTCGTTACCGGATAACCCTAACCGAGTTATCATCCAGCCTTGAATTGTAATGTAATTCTCATCATTAAAAGTTGTTCCCATACAAAAATAAAAATGGGTTCGCCAAGGGGCTGCTACTCACCCTTAACGAACCCGTGCTAAATATTAGCAATATCTTTCAATCGGTAGCAGTCGATTGTTTTAACATCACAAAGGTAAGGCTTTATTTTAACTTATCCAACTTTTTCTTGGAAAAAATGTGCCCGAACACTTTCTCTTCGTCCATCTGCGTAAGCCCACAAACACTCGGGAAGGATTTAATGTACTCGTAGAATCGATATGCCTTCGTGTCGTCCTCTCCGCATCTATCAATAAACAACCATAGCACGGCCATCAGCATATCGCTGTCGTTCCCGAAATCCTCTTGCTCCTTATCACTGCTCGTGTTCATCGCCTTAAGCATTTTCCGCACGTTGTGAATGGCAGCATTGTAATAACGCTTTGCCTCCTGCTGCAATCTTTGCCCCGTCTCCCTTCTTGCAAGTTCATCGACTTCCATCATGCAGCCCTCCAGCATATCCGCCAGCAAGTACGTTAGGTTTACACGGGCTATCAGGTCTTTACTCGGTCCCATTTCCAATCAATTTAACTGGTTGATACGCATCGTGAATCTTTCTCACATTCTCTTCGCTCTCATTCGGTATCAGGCTAACAACCGGGTATCGGCTTGCGTTTCCGGGTTTCTGCGTCTTGGCAAACTGCACTGAAAGGTCAAACACAATTCCCTTGCAGAATCCTCTCCGTTCTAACATTGCATCGAATACATCCCGTATCTGCGGTATCGTGCTGGCGGTGCCCTTAGTAACAAACTGCCAAACACCAATTACGCCCTTCACGCAAGGAATAATGAAATTCATCGTAAGCGTGATATTCCATCCATCCCCCGTCCTCGTATACTGCTTATTCGGGTACCTCTTTTCTATGCTATCCATCAGGTTCGGATAATCCTCCGTGGTTAATTCCACATACTTTTCTCCGTTCCATACCTTGAACGTGGCTCCATCCCCACTCGCCAGCAGTTTACCGAAGTCGTCTCTATACTCGTACTGCTCCCGGCAAACCTTCTCCGCATCATCATCAGGAAATACGACTTGAATAACGGAAGGTCTATCGCCATAAGCCTGCGTGAATAATCCTGCATACTTCCCGACTGCTATAAAGTAATCTACGCTCTGCGGGAATCCCTTCTCGTTCTTAAAGCCTACCTTAATCTGTCCGACCCTCGGAAAAGCAAGCCTGCTGGCTTGCTCCGTAGGTCTTATTATACGTCCATTCATATCCGTCCTCCCAATAGTTTAATTAAAACCTCGGCACGCTCTATCAGGTATTCGGCCATCTTTGCCGGAATATCCCCACCCGTTTGGTAGCGCTTATAGTTGAAACGTGCTATCTTATACACATTCAACGCTCTCGAAATCTGCGTGCCCTTATCCACATCTGAATCATCGATAATGAAATCAGGCGCAACGTCCATCAGGCTTGCGTCCTCTACTATCTCGGAAGGAACCGATGCGCCATCTTTCAGGCGCATTTCCTTTACTCGTTTCCATTCCCCTTTAACTTTTACTATCATTCTTCGTCCTCCTTCTTTGCTTTACGTGTTCTTTTCGTTTTTACGGGCTTTTCGGGCTCCGGACTATTAACTACACCTTCCGCAGCCGTTTCTCGCTTAGAATCGCTTAAAACAGCGTCTGCAACGTTCTTATCAGATTCAGGCTGCTCGTCCTTCTCCTTCTTAGCCTTGACAACTTCGGACAAACTCAATTCCATGATATTGTTATCGAATCCATCCTCATCCAAATTCAGGATGCCGCCACAAGAAACAATGGTGTTCTCTCTCTTTTCATCCTCGATGCGTGCCAACTCAATCAGATACGGAAGTTTCTGCGCGTTCTTAGAATCCGTTTGGTCTTTGAAATTATAAGACGGGGTTGTTCCCCTCCAATCCTTGGGCGACCAATTAAAGACCTTCTCAACCGGATACTGCTCGAAGTGCATATTCCACATCTTTTTGTAGGCATGCAACTGAATCTCATGCTCGGGGAAAAAGCCCTTGCGGCCGGACTTAAAGTCGATAATCGCTCGGATCCGCCTTTTCTCCTTGCTCTCTTTCGGCTGTCCTTTATTCGGACCCGTCTTGTAGACCTCCCCAAAAAAGCCCTTCTCTTCGATTGTAATCTCTGCGCACAAGTCTATCGCTCCAGCATATCCGTCCTCGGGGTTCGTTAAGACCAACTCAATGGCGAGGGGCTTCAACTCCACATCACGGCAGAACTGCGCAAACGCAAGAATATCCTTCTTGAAGTCGTCCGCATAGTTGATGAAGTCCGAGGGTAACTTCTCGCTCTCAATGTAGGACTTCAAGCGCTCTCGCAGCCCGTTCAGGTCGTACGCTCTATTAATAAGCAATTCCCCAATCTGCGCATGCATGAAGGTACCGTAAGACGCACGCTCTGCGGCAAAACGTCTGCTCTCATCATAGCCCATATCGGCAATCCATTTAACAAGGCTCGGACTGGTCGGAAGGGTGTTCTTAATAAGGGTCGTCACAGATACAAAGAACTGCGGCTCGCCATCCTCATTGAAGGTGTAGTAGTATCTCCAGCCATCTGCACCAAGTCTGTACACCTTCTCCGGCTGCTCCTGCAACGCATCAGCATTGAAATACTCTGCGCTTACTTCCTCTACGCTCATCCCCGGTGCAATCTCTTTCTCGCCCCAAGGTTCAATCGGCTGCGCCTTTACGTCATTCTCCACTCCGTTAACTGCATTCTCAATTTTAACGGCTCCGTTAACTGCATTCAGGTTTTCGTTTTCCATAATCATTTACTTTTAGTCAGAAATAGAAATTTAATAGAACTAATCACAAACGCAATGAAACTCATCACGAACACGATATTCAAACTATCTCCCGCTGTACCCACCATCAGGATGAAGGATAACAGCATAATAATAACTACTATTGCCATCATAACTCAATCTCTTTTACGTACTACTGATTCTATTCCCAGCAGATAATCTGCCGTACACTTGCATTCTCCTGCAATAATCTCAATCCAATTCACATCTACTTTAGTAGTCTTTCCGCTACAAAGGTTGCTCATGTTCACGGCTTGCGCCTTCTCCGAACTGCCAGCCCATAACTTGGCTGCAAGTTCTTTCTTCGTCACTCTCTTTCCGTGGATTGCGGCATACGCAATCGCCTCGTTAATCTTTAATTGTGCCATAATTTATTGAATTTATGCAAGGGGCTTGCGCCCCCTGCTGGTTATTTGAATACGTCAATTATCATACAAGGTCTGAACTTTCCCCCTACTTCCTTACACTCTACATAATAAGCCGCATTGTCGTAATCCTTGCAAATCTCGGTACCCAATTTCGTGAAGGCATCGAGCACTGCAGCAGAAAGGAAATTAAGATAACTGCGATGATAGATAACGATGCGGTAACCGCTTGGATAACTCTCGACATCTTGCTGCCAATCCGTGCTGCCGCTCGCATCATAAAACGTCTTATAAGCCTTGTTCGCTACATAGTGATAATCTATCTTTCCCATAATTGTGAAGTTTTAGTTCTACGTACCTGCGTAGTCAGTCGCAATCATTATTGATTACGAGGACAAAGTTAAAACATTATTTTAACTGCACCAAATATTTTTATAACTTTTTTCGCTCCGACTTAAAAAAATATCCAGCGCCCCCTAAAGCAGAAGGACGCTGGATACAAGAAAACGATAATTAATAACCCTTGCAAAGATAGCGAATACTTTCTAATCCGCAACCCCCATTCGAATAATTTTCGTATCGTTCCTCTACATTAATCCCCAACTCTCGCCCCTTCTCCCTCATCGTCTCAATCATCAGGAATGGATTGTCATGCAAGCGCGTGTGACACGCAGCACACAACGGCATCATATTCCGCTCGTCCATATCCAATTCGGGGAATACCTTATACGGGAGTACGTGGTGTAACTGAATCCCCCCCCGGGGTGTCTTGCCCTTCCTCGTCAGGGGATAACGGGCGCCACACATCGCACACGTGAAGTCGCATCCCATCAGGATGGGTAACTTGCGTTTATAGAACGCATCCCTCCGTTGCTCCTTCTTATCGTTCTCTCCGTCTCTTTCCTGCCGTATACGCATCCTTTTCTTGGATGCATAGAACCACAGCCCAAACAAATGAAACTTCATCATAGCCCGTCAATTTCCCGTACTACCATAACCGCCTGCACCTCTCTCCGTCTCCGTAAGTGAATCCACCTCTTTCAACTCGATATGCGGATACGGGATAATTACCAACTGGCCGACCCGGTCCCCGTACACATACTCTTTCCCGTTCTGTTCCCCTTGCAGCCCAATTTTCTTGAACTTAAACTTTATCTCGCCTCTATATCCACTATCTATAACTCCTACGCTGTTACTCATCAGCAACTTATAATTACTCAACGAGCTGCGAGGGAAAATAAGCCCTACATATCCTTCGGGTATCTCAACCGCAATCCCCGTGCCGTACACCACATTCCCACTATTATCATACTCCTTGCTAATTGCTGTCAAGTCCATTCCTGCATCGCCCTTCTTTGCGTAAGTCGGTGTAACTGCATCATCGCATAACTTCTTAAATCTAACTTCCATATTCATAAAATTGTGCCGGGAAGGTTCATCGCCCTCCCGGCTGGTTAATAATTACTTTGCCATTCTTATCCGGCTGTGCAGTAAAGTCTGCACCGCTTTAATCTCGTCCTCGTACTCGTAGACCTCGCCCGGCTTGCAGTCTGCAATGAAGTCCTCGAACTGCTTATACAATCGCTCTAAATCGCTCCTGCTCATCGTGTGTCGCTTTACTCCTTCCGCATCCTCTACGGGGTCGCAAATCGCTACCCTCTTTCCAGCACGGATAATCTTCGGAAGGTAAGTATCTAAAGCCATGTACGGGAATCCACAATACTTATCGCCCCGTTTCTTTGTCAGGGTCAAACCACATATTTCCGAAACGATTTCCGCATCCTCTTCGTAACACTCATAAAAGTCACTGCATCTAAACAGAAGTACTGCATCCGGATGTTTTCTTTTCATCTCGTGGAACTGCTTGGAAAATAAAGCCATCATAACGCATCCTCCTTTCTTACGAACTTCCATTCTCCGTACCCGGCTGCGTAGCCTATCTCTATACCCTTATCATCTTCCTTTACCTCATATAACCAAGTACGGGTGTTATCTAACCGTGCCTCCTTCTCGCAAGCCTTGATTGCTGCCTCTTCGTTCTCAAACTCTATTTCAGGGCTTGTCGCGAACCCATTTGAAAATATATACTTTCCCATTTCTATCAGGTATTAATCGGGAAGGGCTTGCGCCCCTCCCTTGGTTATTTACTTGTTTACGTACTCCTTCATTTCGAAGTATACATTTCGCATCATATTGAACTCTCCGTTAACCGCTCCGTGGTTGATAATATCCAGCAGCGCTGCCTGCATGGTCTTGTAGACCTCATCAAACTTACGCTCTGTGTAAAGTCTGCGTTCCTCTTCGGTGCGGTAAGAGGGGAACTCGTTCTTTACGTCCTCATCGGTTGAAAACATCAGCCCCTGAACTTTTGCAAGTTCGTCCTCTTCTCCAGCAATAACCAATACTCTTTCGCTTTCCTCGACTACTCGAAACGCTCTCTTGAAATACTCTACATGAACGGGCTTGTACTCGTTTTTGTAGATTGTCAGTGTTAAAAGATTTTCCATATCTAATATAAATTAAGTTCCTTGGTAACTGCCAAGTCAGTGTAACCATCTTGATTACGAGAACAAAGTTAAATCGAAAATTTAAATGCACCAAACGAAAATTTAAAAATCTTCGTTCTCTTAACACTAAATAACATTTTAATCGCTTAAAGAAATAATTTAAGTCTGTTTTCCCGTTCTTGCCATTTTCTCTTTCTAAAGGTATAAGTTATCATCAGGAAAACAAAAGTCGCTTAAAACGGCTTAAAATCGTTCTGCGCCCATACCCTATAAAGAGGAACCATTTCCATATCGGAAATCGTTGCTCCGTAGATCCGACAAAAAGAGGGCGGTATTTAGCCGCCCTCCCAACCATTTAAAAACAACCTCGGGCGGGTACAATACATGGACAAAGTGTACCCGAAATCCCCGAATCGTACTCATATATCAGAAGTCGTTGTTATCCTTCATGCTGTAATACTCCGAATCCGTAATAATAAGGCTGTCCATCAAAGCCACATCCAGCAGACGCAAGCCACTCTCTATATTCTTTGCAAGTTTCTTATCTTCATCGGAAGGATACGCAAGCCCACTCGGATGGTTATGCACTAATATAACCCCTGCTGCCATCACGTCTATTGCATACTTGGCGACCAACTTAATATCGACTACCGCCCCACGGGTACCTCCTTGCCCTATCTTAGCATATCCTATAACTTTGTACGCTTTGCTCATCAGGATAATAAAAACGCTCTCATATATCAGGATATCGTCCGCCCAAAACTTCTTGGCAAACTCATACGCATCCCCGGAGTATCTTATACGGATTTGTTCAAAGGCGGATTTCTCCGCCCTCAAACTATACTCTATCGCCTTTCTCATAACTCAATCTCCTTCTCGACCAACCTATACGAGCGCCACTGCCTTTCGTACATGTTATATATAACTCCATTCGATACTTCCCGGTGGGTGAATCCCTTAATGCGTTCCTTATCCTCATCTGCATAAGCCTGCATCCACGCTCTCGCCTTATCCTGATTACCGAACACGTCTGCGGTTTCAAACTCTATCTTATTCGCATTTGGGCGGGACACGCTTATCGCAATGCCCCAGCCCTTAATTACTTGCCCTTTCATCGTTCAATCACTCCTATTGCATAAGTTGTATATATCTCATTTACCCACTGCATGCACTCGTTCTTGAGTGTTCTGTAATACTCCCCGAATCGGGTAATTACTTTCTCGTCCTCTCCGATGCGTCCAAGGCGGTCGTAAACTTCCTCCGCAGCCTCCAGCAAGTTACGCATATCTTTCAGGCTGTACACCCCATCCAGCAACGGATGCACGTGTTTCTCGAAATAGTCCTTTCGGTCCTTCCCGGTCAGTTCCTCGAACTCGTTACCATAGAAGGATGCGGGAATACGGAATGGTCCATACGCATCTTCGTTCAGTCTGCGCCATTCCCCTTTGTTCAGTTTGCAGAACTTCTCGACCTTCAATCCCCACTTATTGGCAAACTTCTCGGCCTGCTCGAAATCATCCCAACCTATTGCAGCCGCCATCGGTTCGCCAGCCCCATTGTCGAAGTCGTAAGTGTTTACCACTCTCACATCGAAGGGCGGAACCTCATTCGCAAGGTCGAACGTTTCAATATCCCAATCTGCAAAGGGGTAACGTTCATACAAGTCGTGGGCTGCATCCTCGTCACACGTGAAGGTATTATTACCTACTTCTTTCAACTCATAGCCTTTCTCGTTCACATAGTCGCAAATCTCATTCCAAGTTTCGCGGCTCATAGAATCATACAATCTTATAACTTTCATAATAGAACCGGGTAACCGCCCGGTCGGGGTCTTAAATTAATTAATAGATTATTTTACGTAGAATGATACTCGAATACCTCTGCGAAGTTTGCAAACCAACTTATCATCTTTTCCGTTGAATGCCTTCGTCAGGAACTTATTTACGAACTCCATACCAATCAACTTAATCAGGCCGTACACACCCACCAGCGTATTGACCTTCTTGCCGTTCTCGTTAATGTAATTAACCTTGATGCGGAAGTTAGCATTAATCTCGGAAGTTGAGAAAAGTAAACCTGAATAAATTGCTGTTGCGTTCATAACTTTAAATTTTAAATTTGTTACCAAGTAACCGCTTGGTCGGTATAACCTTTCTGATTACGTCTACAAAGATAAATCGTTTTTTTAATTCCACCAAACGAAAATTTAATTTTCTGCGGTTTATTAACACTAATTAATATTTTAAGCCCTTAAAGAAATAATTTAAGTTCGTTTTCTCGCAGGTGCGACTTTCTTTCCTCAAAGGTATAAGTTATCCACTCGGAAACGATAATCGCTTAAAACCGCTTAAAACGAGCCAAACAGAAAGGGGATTCTCCCGAACCCCCTTACGCTTAATAATCATACCTTAAATAAAAAAAATAAGAATTTCAAAAACTCTGTTCTTACTACTCGCCTGAATGCATATAATCATGTGACACTGCAAATATACGCATTATTTCCGAATAACAATACTTTCCACATTAATTTTTTCCGTGTAGGGGTTTCTGCTTAGCACATCCGTCCGGACCTCCTTGCAACCAAACTTGAAAAACAAGAACCTTTTCGGAATTACATGGTTCGTAATTAATAGGCTCTCACGGGTGCGTAAAGTATACTCAACGCTGTCCTTCTTAATCAGCATTGAAATATCGTGCCACTCATCCCCGTATTCGGCCGTTCTCTCTTTATACCCTACATCTATACTATCCGCCCTTCCATCTTCGCTTAAAACGGCTGTATTCACGTACACGGCTTGCGTCTGCACTGCCGTGGCGCTCTTCATCCGCTTTAACTCTGTTCGCATTTTATCAATCAGTTCTGCATCCTCCGCGCGATACTTCTTATACTCGGCCAGCGTCAAACTTAGATCCGTGACGCTCGCAGCGTTCAGGCTGTCACTTACCGAGTATTCCTCTACCTCCTGCATCAGGCTCGACACATTGTTTTTCTGCGTGTGTACCTCATCCCGAAGTATCTTGTTATCGCTCCAAAGGAACGCAATCGTAATCCCCATCAGGATTGCCAAAGTGAATAATATCCGTCTCATCATAATGCCAAAACTTGGTTTTTCAAGTTAGCCGGGTCGTAACTTACATGCACCCAACTAAAGTTTTTCTCATCGATTAATTGCTTAAACTTGCAGTTCGCTTTAATCAGGTTGAAAACCTTCTTATTCCCTGCCCGTGTTCCGGTCTTAATATCTGCGGCCATACCTTTCATATGGTCTGACGTGGCGGCTCCGCCCACAGCCTTATTAAGCGCTGCACATCTATAACCCGAACTTACATAGATAGGCTTTCCGTACGTCTCCCTTACCGGGTCTAAAACATTTTCAATAAGGACACGAAGGTTTTCTTTCTCGCTATCGGTCGGCTCGTTCTTAATGCCCTTCTTCTCCGCTGTTTCAGACTTAATCATTTCGTCCAACGTAAAGTATTTCATTTCTCGCCCTCCTTTCCTATCTCATCTACGATGTGTTTTAGAATCTCCTCGCCCTGCTTGGTCGTGCTGCACTGCACAATCTTTTTAACCAACTCCGGAATATCCGCTGCGTGGGATTTCTTTCTCCGGCTGTTCTCCAGCACTGACGAGCCTTCAATCGCTATCACGGCTACGCTCCCCAAAATAGTTGCGAACGGGAGTTGGTACCATTCAAACAAACTCCCTATCAAGTCAAACAGCAGGGCGAAAATCATTACCCGGTAATAATCCCCCAACTTTGTGAAGGTTCTTCGATAGCCCTTGCTATCTACCTTCTCTCCGCATGCCTTAGCGGCATCACGTCCGCTCACGAAGTCTACTGCATTGGCTACGAATATGCATAGCCAGCAAGCAAATATAACCGCCATGCGGACGATTAAATATGCGATAACTGCCTCCATATCTCCTGCCTCGATTAAATTATACATAAGCCTGATTCATTTAGTTAATAAAGTTGCACAAATATAGTGATTTCTAATCAATATGCAAAATTAACTAAAATAAATCAGGCATTAAATTAACAGCCACAGCCATTGCCGTTGTCTGTTCCGGTCCCTCGACCTCTGATTCTTCTCCTACCCATAGTCATACGAATTTAGACCATTCGACTTTTTCGCCTTTCCCCATTACATCAGATAGCCATCTATTGAATACTTTCCCGGGGTATCCGTCCGGATCCGCAACGTCAGCGTAGGCTTGTTTCAGGCATTCGACCTCGGTCGTCAGGCTCGAACCGAAATAGTCTGCGTAAGCCATATTCGCTGCATAAGTCACATCGCCCCACGTACTCGCATCAGGCTTGCGCAGCGTCAGGCGGTCGAACGCTCCCTTTACATCCTCCACAGACCAATGATGCGAAGGCTCGCCATGAGCGTTCTCCATCTTTCCACTTGCATACTCGGCAAGGTGGTCTGTAAAGTGCTCCCCGTGTTTCTCCACGTACCTTGTAAAGTCCTCGTCCTCCCAAAAGCGACCGACTTTTTCTCTCGCCTTTTCGGCATCGTACTCGGCTTTCTCTTCCCGTTCCTTGCTCTTCTTGCAAAGTTCGTACATTCTATAACAATTCATTTCTTATCCTCCTTTTCTTCTTCCGCTGACTCGTCCAACGCTGCCAAATTAACCTCGGTGGCGACTTCCTGCGGTATCTCGTTAACCAATTCTTTCAGTTCCGCTATCTCCTTGCCCTGCCGTTTCAAAGTCTGAAACACTTGGTCGAGCAAACACGGAACCATTTCCACTCGCCCTGCTTGCAGCAGTCCACACGTGGCGCAGTTGCCCGGGCAAACATCATCTATTCTTGCCATACCTTTACGCTTTAGTCAATCTCTTAATTAGCATACCGCCCTTGATAGTCAGAAGGGATTTTATTCCCCCGTGGGTAATCATATTAAAGAGTTGGGCGAAGTCCTCGCTGTGCGCTCTTAACATCGGTTGCATCTGCACTATATCAGCCCCCCGAAACATCCGCATCTCGGATAACTCATTGAAGGCTGCTTGAACTGCGTCCCTCTGCCCATCATCATCGCAGTCTACTGCTATATATATTTTACGTAGCATATCAAGTCAATTTATCGAAGTCTATCTTTTCTTTAGGCTGCGCAGTCGTCTGCTGGCTCTCTGTTACCTTTTCTTCCTCCTTCCCGGTAAACAAACCTGCCACAAACGTAGCCAGCCCAAGCCCCACCTCTACTACCTTCGGGTGCGCGTCCACATAGTTGCCAATCTTTTCAGCGATGGATATATATTTATCCACTCCCTGCGGCTCCGGCTCCGTCTTAATGGGAATACCCATATTCGTGGCGAATATCTCTGCGAACTCGTTAGCCTGCTTAGCCGCCTCCATAGGCTCCATCTTTTTTTCGTCCATCAGGTATTTAAGCATATACGAGAACGCATCGGCACGGGTCGTGAAGTCCAGCCGTGGCGGTTGCTGCTGCCTATCAAAAAGACCCATAATCACGCACTAACTGAATTGTTACTAATAGTTTCAGGCAAACCCGAATCTCCAATAATCCACTCGGCAAGCGCATCAGCATTCGTAGTCGTTACTGCTATGCCTGCGTTCAGATTCAACGTAATAAGTTGAGTATATACATACTCTCTTACCTGCAACGTACTTTTCAGGCTGTCCGACTTTGCTGTCTGCGGCAGCACAGCCGACCCGACCAAATCCAGCAACAAAGTTTGCATCGAAGTCACATCCACATTCGGACCTATTATCATGCCCGTTTGCGCAGCCAAGTTCGCTATAAATGCTCTTGCACTCAATAATGACGTTATCATAATCTTTCAGTTTTAATCGTTAATAAAAGAGGGGAACGGCTCGCACCGCTCCCCATTCAACTTAGTTACGGCAGGTTTCTGTGACCGTCACTCCCTGACTTGCGAGGGTGTAGTTCTGCGTCTGCGCAAAGGTGCGATTATTACCTCCGTTTCCTCCGCAACAGCCACCGCCATTCGTACCTCTCTGTGCCGGGGTGTAAAATACCTCTTCGTTCAGTTGGAAAAGTTGCTGCCCGTAGTTCTGATTCATATCCTTAACTCCCTGAATAACTCCGTTAACAAGTCCATTGGCTGCATACAACTGCTCGCCAGCCCAGCGAACGTTCGGCTCCATGCAACTAATTCGACCCTCCAACTGAGCCAAACTTGTAGCAAAATTAACCTTCTCGTTGCAGTTTCTCGTCCAATTAAAGACGATAGCCAAAATAATGATAACGGCTACGATAACCCAAAGGGCTGTGTTCGTTCCCCAATGCTCGCTGCGCTGGTTCTCTACTTCCCGCATCGCAGCATATTCGCCTAAATCCATAATATAACAATTTACACTGCCATCTATACGCTTCCGGCATTGCGTGCATTGATTATTTATTCCGGAATATTTTTATTATCTTTGCGGTTACAAAGTTACGACCTAATCACTTAACAAACAATAGTATGAAAAGAATAATATCTTTGAGGGAATCAGCAATCGTAGATTTGCTCTCCCGTGGATTTAGTGACAAAGAAATTGCGGAGAAACTCAAAATCTCCGTAAACACCGTCTGCAACCACCTTCGCACCATTCATGCGAAGTTGCACGTATCCAAGAATACGGAAGTTATTCTTGCCTATATCGCGTACCTCAACGGGCACCCATTTAACATCGAGGATGTTCGCGAACGAGGCATAAGAACCATCCTTTAACCCTAAAAACGAGAAGGGCTGGACGAGGATTTTTATCTCCGCCCAGCCCTTTATCGCCATCAGAAAATCGTATTTACGATTTTTAACTTCTCTAAATCATACCCAAAAGTGACTATGATTTAACATTTCATTCATATCATTTACCCTTCCATCTTAACTTTAAAAATAGGGGAAATTCTTATTCAGGAATTGCCGTGTACCATAATGGGATATTTTTTAATTGGCTCCATATATAAGACGCAACTACATAACCACCTAATTCTGTATGGTGAATATAATCCACAAGATAATCATCTGTTTTACGATAATACCCTAAAGATATTTCCATATCAATAAAATACACTCCATACATTTTGCATACTTCTTGCACTTTATCGCGCTTTTGTGCCCATGTATTTCCATCTAAATATGTATGTGTAGGCGGATAATATTCCGTACCATCTGTATTACTTCTCGGGGCTGCTGACGCTATAACTACAATCTGTGCTGTAGTATTATTTTGCAAATACTGGATACATTGCGCCAAACATCCAAGAAACGATGTTGTTTCTGTATCAGTCACTTCGCCAAATGCCTCTACATTATCTGTCGCCAAACATTCAAGCGTAATTAAATCTGCTGATGTTTTTCCATCTGTCGTGTTCATTACTGCGTTGAGTAATCTCTGATTTCTTACAAAACCACCTCCTGATGTGCCTTTATTAGTCAAGTTCAATCCGGAAAATTTTGCTAAATAACTCGCGTATTTACCTTCTGCACTTATATTCGTCAGGGACGTTCCGTATGCGTACCAACTTTTATTTTCCCAATGATTTTCTATGCTTGGTATATATGATTCCACGTTATCTAATCTTGCCTCATTATTTTGAACGTCCTCTGCGATTGTGTCTTTATAAGCCACGTGTAAAGGTTTATAAGAATCAACTAAATAAAAAGATGAGAATCTTACGTAAATGGCTGTCGAAGGTGCAGTTACATCCACAAAACCATTAACGTATCTCGATTTATTATAGCCAACAACTGACGATTTATCACTTTTATAAAAAACAGCCACAGCACCATTTGCACTACCACTCTCGGCTTTAATCGTAAAAACATCTCCACCATTACACGGGAGAAAATCCGTAATCTCACAATTTACACTCGTATTATCTTGTAATACTCCGGTCTGCGTAAGGTATTGCCCAATTAATTCTGACTTACTTACTCTGCCGACAATGCTGTTGATAGTAGTAGGCAAATTAGACATATCATCCTCAATATTATCTAATCTTGCCTCATTATTTTGAACGTCCTCTGCGATTGTGTCTTTATAAGCCACGTGTAAAGGTTTATAAGAATCAACTAAATAAAAAGATGAG